AATGTGGCGAGAAATGGCAAGGATCATTTACGAAGTACGACCCAGATTTGTGTTTGTGGAAAACTCACCAATGCTCACTTCTAGGGGACTTGGACGAGTTCTCGGAAACTTGGCCCAAATGGGGTTTGATGCGAGATGGGGAGTGCTGGGTGCAGCAGACGTTGGCGCACCACATCAGAGGGACAGAATCTGGATTGTCGGAAAACAAAAAATGGCCCACACCTGGGGCAAGCGATGCAATTCGAGGAACAAGCGCAAATTGGAAACCAATCAGGCCATCGGGACAGCCAGCACAATATCCATTAAACCAAGCCTTGAGAGATATAACAGGGATAACTGGTCGACCGAACCCGATGTTTGTCGAATGGTTAATGGGGTGGCCGATACGGTGGACAGACTTAAAGCCCTTGGAAATGGACAAGTCCCTCTCTGTGCAGCAACAGCTTGGAGAATCCTAAGTGAATCATTATGAAGCAAACAGAATCCTTGATCGGGTCAGAGAAGGCCAGCAATTTAGCCATTTTGTCATCACAAGAGCGCTTGAACTTACAGGAGACTATGCGGAATGCGGAAGCGGTCGAGTGGATCAAACGGTTCAAGAAGAAAGCGCTGGAAGAAGGCAGGGGGGAAGCCCAATACTGGTGGCAACAGACATTAGTTCACATAGCCCAGAAGCGTGGTCAAGCAGCCGCTGACGATTTGCGCAGACGCATGAACGAACAGAAAGACAAAAAATGATTTCCATAATGTTCACGGTGTACGGTGAACCCGTTGCCAAAGGCAGACCAAGGTTTTCCACACGGGGAAAGTTTCCTGTTGCTTATACGCCACAAAAGACTAAAACCTACGAATCTGAGGTTGGACTGATGGCAAAGGCGGCAATGGGTGCTTCAAAATCCTTAGAAGGGGCTTTAGAAGCGTTTATTTACGTTACCTTTCCCGTACCAGCCAGTTATTCAAAAAAACGAACAGAAGCCTGTTTAAACGAAACTGAGAAACATATCAAAAAGCCCGATCTGGACAACGTGGTCAAGTCAGTCATTGATGGCATGGACAAAATTGTGTTTGATAACGATTCCCAGATCATGTCAATCCATGCAACCAAGGTCTATGGCGAAATAGCCAAGGTCGAAGTTTTAGTAAGGCAAGTATGAATATCTTTATTTACACAAAGTCTGGATGCCCAAACTGTGTCGCTGCCAAAAAAATACTTAAAGAAAAAGGTTTGAGATTTATTGAAAACGACATGGACACAGAAAGCGTCAGACAAGCCTTTCAGTTTGCTTACCCAGACGTGCGTGGAATGCCCCAAATATTTATTGATGACCAACGGGTTGGCGGTTTATTGGGCTTGCAACACGCTTTGAAACAGGTGGGATTATGAAAGCACCTTACAAAGCAATTGAATTTATCTTGGAAAACGCCCCAAAGTTTGCCCAAGCCAAAGCACAAAGGGTCTATTTAGAGGAATTCCGCAAGACCAAAAAAGCCCTGTTGATGAAAGATGCCATGACAAAAGGCTTTGATTCTGCTGTGGCGCAAGAGCGTGAAGCGTATGCACACTCAGAATATCAGGAACTTTTACAGGGCCTGGCTACGGCAATCGAGCAAGAAGAAACCCTGAAATGGAAACTAAGTGCCGCCCAGATGAAGTCAGACATTTGGCGATCAGAGCAAGCAAGTGAGCGTCTTGGAGTGAAAACAACAGAATGATGTTTCCTAAACACAACTATGTTCGAAGCCAAAAACTGCTGAAGTTGGTGGCAAGCCTAGACTGTCAATGCTGTGGCGAATCGTATGGAATCCAAGCCGCCCATTCAAATTGGGGTGGTGGCAAGGGTAAAGGCATCAAGGCTGATGACAACTTGGTCGCAGCCCTGTGCTTAAAGTGCCATTACGAAATAGATCAAGGTGCGCACCTGACAAAAGAGGAACGCAAAGAAATGTGGTTAAAAGCCCACACAGCTACGGTTGAGGCACTTGGCGAGCGTTGGCCTACCGAAGTGCCAAAACCATCAATAGGAACGCATATTGGGTAAAGGTGCGTCTTTCTGTGAGCCGCCTTTGTGGGCTTTATCCAAACCCTGTGACTCATGCTTCTTTAGTTCTTTTTCAACAGCAGCGATTCTGCGCAATTCCATGCGGTGCTCAGACTCTTTTTCGTAATGACCGCCATTGGTAGGTTGGCGTTTTTTTTCTGTGATGATAAATTTTGAAGCCATGATAAATTCCTGTTAAAATGGTGATTGACATTGTGCCACATTGCGCATAAAGTCAAAACCATAAATTCTTTGCAAGGAAAAATCATGGGAAAAGCAGATACAACAATGGCTAAAAGCACAACTGGCGCAACACCTCCTAAGGGTGCAGCATCATCTGACAAGTCAGGTGAACGCATGGGCAAGATTGTCGGTGGTGTTGGTCAAGGTAAAGAAGATAAGACTGGCGCTGACAAGCTGTTCAATACAGGTCGCACAGACGGTATCTGCTATACCAAGACTCGCGCAGAGTACCGTTAAAAAGCGAAACCCAAACAGCCGAGCAGGGCTGAATGGGCTTCTAGGCACAACAAAGAAAGGTTGTCATGCTTAATGAGAATTGTAAGGCTTGTCGTTACTTTAACGATATAGGTCAAATGGGGCAATGCAGACGCTACCCCACATATCAAAACCGCCATTACACAGAGTGGTGCGGTGAGTTTTCTCCGAGTGTAGTTGCCGTTGAGAGTTCGCCCATCCTTGAGGTGGGTGCTTTTTCTGAGCCGCCTAAGAAACGTGGTCGCCCTCCAAAGGAAGCAAAATGAACTTGCAACCCTTACGAGACAAAATCCTTGTGCGCCCCGAAAAGCGCATTCAAAGCACCTTGTACGTTCAATCGGCTGAAGCTGACAGCCGTGGCACAGTCATCGCAGTAGGCCCAGAAGCATTGGCAGAGGGATTAAATGTTGGTGACAAGATCGCATTTGGCACATACCATAAAGAATACAAAGACGAATATCTCAAGTTTGAGGAAATCAAGCACAATGAGGAATGTTTACTCAAAATGAGTTGGCAAGACGTTTGTTTTGTAATGGAGGAAGAATGAAAGAACAATTGCAAGCCCGTATTACTGAACTAGAGAAGCAAAAAGAGCAAATGTTGGCTAACTTTCATGCCATTTCAGGCGCTATTGCCGAGAATGAGGCTTGGTTGCGTCAGCTTGACAAACCCGTAGAATCACAAGAATGACTGAAGAATCCCGACCCCGTGGCAGACCAACCCTTTACGATCCTAAGTATTGTGAGGAAGTAGTAGCCTTGGGCAGAATCGGCAAATCCATTGAGCAAATAGCGGCAAACCTTAACGTTTCCTTACGAGTTTTGTACGATTGGCGTGACAAGCATCCAGATTTTCTGCACGCCTTGGAAGATTCCAAGACTTATGAGCAAGCGTGGTGGGAAGAACAAGCCGCTGCTTACATGGTTGAGAACAAGGAAAGCGACCGATTAAACGCAACATTGTGGTCACGGTCAATGGCTGCACGATTCCCAAAGAAGTATCGTGAAAGCACAAAGACTGAGATCACGGGTGCTGACGGTGCGCCTCTTTTGTCAGGCATCCAGGTCAGCTTTGTGAAGCCTAATGAGTAACGTCTTGGACACGCAGACGCTAAAGCGAAGTGGGTCTTGGTGGAAGCCCAAGAACTAATTTATGTCTGAAGTATCACAAGCAATTGCCAAGGCTGAGTTCCCACTTAAGCTAGAGTGCCTGTTTAAGCCATCCCGTTACAAAGTCCTTTATGGTGGACGAGGAGGTGCTAAGTCTTGGGGCATTGCTAGGGCATTGCTGATCAAAGCAGCACAAAACCCATTACGCATTCTTTGCGCCCGTGAGTTTCAAACATCTATCAAGGATTCGGTTCACAAGCTACTCTGTGACCAGATTGAGGCGCTTGGCCTTACATCGTTCTATGAGATCACCCAAACCAACATCAAGGGCAAAAACGGCTCTGAGTTTAGTTTTGTGGGTCTGAAGAACAATGTGGCTAACGTCAAGTCTTACGAAGGCGTTGACATTTGTTGGGTAGAGGAAGCCCAGACCACAAGCCGAATGTCATGGAACGTGCTGATTCCTACCATTCGTAAGGAAAAGTCTGAGATTTGGGTTAGTTTCAACCCTGAGTTGGAGACAGACGAGACATATCAGCGCTTTGTGCTTAACCCGCCTGATGACTGCGTTGTAGTTAAAGTCAACTGGTCAGACAATCCTTGGTTTCCTGAAACGCTACGGCTTGAGAAAGATGCCCTCAAGTTTCGTGATCCCCAGGCTTACAACGTGGTTTGGGAAGGTTTATGCCGACAGACCGTGGATGGCGCTATCTTTGCCAAGGAAATGCAACTGGCAGAACTAGATGGGCGTATCACAAAAGTCAACTATGACCCCACAAAGCCCGTACACGCCATTTTTGACCTTGGGTGGTCTGATGCCACAGCCATTTGGTTCTTGCAGTTCATAGGCATGGAAACACGCCTTATTCGCTACATTGAGGGAAATCAGCAAACCATGAGCGACTACTTAGCCAAGATGCAGACCTTTGGCTATATGTACGACACGCTATGGTTGCCACATGATGCTGAGAACAAGACCTTGGCGGGCAACGGCAGAAGCATTGAGGAAATCGTAAGGGCTGCGGGCTACAAAACCAAGATCATCCCCAAAACACCCATTCTGGACTCAATCAACGCTGCCAGAACAATCTTTGTAAACTGCTGGTTTGACCGTGATAACTGTCATGAGGGCTTGCAATGCCTACGCCATTACAGATACGATGTTGACCCAGATACAAAGCAATTCAGCAGAACGCCATTGCACGACCAATATTCGCATGGTGCTGATGCTTTCCGATATATTGGATTGATGGTGAACGAGCCAAGACAAGCCCGTAAGCCTAGACCAAACGTAAATTATGGTAGCCAACATTCATGGATGGCGTAAAATGCCACAAAATCACTTAGGGCAACATCATGGCTGATGATTACGACTCACGCATTCAGGAAGCAATTGACTTCCTAAAATTGGCAAACGATGCCGACACAATGAATCGTCAAGAGGCGCTTGAGGATTTGAAGTTTGGCGGTGGTGATCAATGGCCTGTTGAACTGCAAAACTCCCGCAACCTTGAATCACGCCCTGTGATCACGGTCAACAAGGTG